CTTTAATTTTAACCAGTCCCTTCTTGATAGTCAGGGACGTGTTGTTCGTACTTGGGCAGACATTCTTAACCAAGCCAACCTTGGATTTGAAGTCATGCATGAACGAAACGCACACAACTTCCCTCTGGACCTTGCTTCTATTGAAGCAACTCCGGTGGCTCTATCCGCCCCCACTATCGGTTAATGAACGACACTAACATTTGGCCCACTGAACCCACTATTATTATGACTGATCATCCCTACGGTGTCCCACACAACGAACGAGCTGAGCAGCTCAACGGTCGCCTTGCTATGCTTGGCGTCATGGCTGCTCTTGGCGCTTACGCGCTGACTGGGCAGATTATTCCCGGTATTTGGTAATGCCCCTTAAAAAAGGAAGATCAGATCTAACGATCTCGTCTAACATTAAAACTTTAAAGTCTGAGGGTTATCCACAGAAACAAGCTGTTGCTATTGCTATCAGCAAAGCTGGTAAATCTAAGAAAAAGAAAAAGTAATGGCTAAGAGTGTAAGTCTACGAATTGGTAAACACAAGTCCCGTACTGGCGGTCTAACGGCTGCTGGACGGGCCAAATACAACCGAGAGACTGGCTCTAACCTAAAGGCTCCACAGCCCGAAGGAGGGCCACGTAAGCGGTCCTTCTGTGCCCGTATGTCGGGCGTTAAAGGTCCTATGAAAGACAGCAAGGGTCGTCCTACTAGGAAGGCTCTTGCGCTACAAAAGTGGAAATGCTGAACTATGGCTAAACCTGGACTCTACGCTAATATTCATGCTAAACGTAAGCGCATCGCCCAGGGTTCTGGTGAGAAGATGCGTAAGCCTGGTGCTCCTGGCGCTCCTACTGCTGCTCAATTTACAGCATCGGCTAAGACCGCTAAGAAGCGTAAGTACGCTAAGTAAGCAGCGTACGTTCATCCCTTCGGGGACGCATGTCGCCTGACCATGGAACGGGGGTCAGGTACTTCGGTCCTTACAATGACTAAAGTTGAATTGGATGCCCGTGTACGGGAACAGAAGCAGGCTGAGAGGCAAGCTAAGTTGAAGTATCGCGGCGTTGCTTACATTAAGGTAGTCCGTTAAAGCGGCATTGGGAGGTGCAAACCCTCCCTTACCTATTGGCATTGGCCCTCCACGGAGGACACCCTTTGCCGTCTAGACGGTGGGATAGACCACAAAATAAATCAAAAATTTTCTAAACGTTTAGAGCAAGTCTTTTCCTAAAAATTCTTTCTCTTTTTTAACAATGGCTAACGCTACCCAAACTGCGCTAGGCCGTGCTAATCTTAGCACCGGTACTGGCTATAATGATAAGTATGAGCTTTATCTGAAGCTTTTCTCTGGTGAGATGTTCAAAGGCTTCCAGCATAACACGATCGCTCGTGATCTGGTTATGAAGCGGACCCTCAAGTCCGGTAAGAGCCTCCAGTTCATCTACACCGGTCGTATGGACGCTTCGTTCCACACGCCTGGTACTCCTATCCTTGGCTCCGGTGATCCCCCGGTGGCTGAGAAGACTATCGTGGTGGACGACCTGCTGGTCTCCAGCGCTTTCGTCTACGACCTGGATGAAACCCTTGCTCACTACGAGCTGCGTGGTGAAATCAGCCGTAAGATCGGTTATGCTCTTGCTGAGCACTATGACCGTCGCATCTTCCGCGCTATCACCCGTGGTGCACGTGCTGCTCACCCCATCTCCGCAACCGGTAAGGTTGAGCCCGGCGGTACTCAGATTCAGGTTGGTACCGGTGCTGGTACTACCGCTGATGCTCTGGATGCTGACAAGATCGTGGCTGCTTTCTTTGAAGCTGCTGCTGTCCTGGACGAAAAGGGTCTGTCTCAAGATGGCCGTTGCGCCGTCCTCAGCCCCCGCCAGTACTATGCACTGGTCGAGAACGTCTCCAGCAATGCTCTGATCAACCGTGACGTTCAGGGTGATGCCCTGCAGAGCGGCAACGGCATCATGTCGATCGCCGGTATCAAGATCTACAAGTCCATGAACCTGCCTTTCCTGGGCAAGTATGGCACTGCTTCGACTATCGACAACCCCGGCTCCTTCGTGGGTGCTAGCGTTGAAGCTACTGCAACCGGTGAGAACAATCCTTATGGTTCTGCCACCGACTTCGACACCTCCTGCGGCCTGATCTTCCAACGTGAAGCTGCTGGTGTTGTTGAAACCATTGGACCCCAGGTTCAAGTCACCTCTGGTGACGTCTCCGTGATCTATCAGGGCGATGTCATCCTGGGTCGCCTTGCCATGGGTACCGACTACCTGAACCCCGCTGCTTGTGTGGAACTCCACGCTACCAGCACTGCCGGTTCTGCTTTCTGATAACACTTTTGTTGTTTACTGGGGGACCTTCGGGTCCCCTTTTTTTATAGTTACTATGGCAACTCCTTCATACGCAACGTCCACCGAACTGGATGCTGTTAACTCAATTCTAATGAGTATCGGTGAGTCTCCGGTCAATACTCTTGATACGCAAAGTCCTGAAGTTGTTATTGCTCTGAGCACTCTTCGACAGGTGTGCCGTGAAATCCAATCAGAGGGTTGGAGCTATAACACTGAATATGAATACCCATTCACTCTCAATTCCCAGCAGGAAGTGATCATTCCTACTGCTGTTCTACAGCTCGACGTGAACAGGTACAAACATCATGATAACTATGATGTTGTACGACGTGAGGGTAAACTTTATGATCGTTATAATCACTCATTTAAATTTACTGGCATCGAAGTTCTCTATTGTGATGTCGTGTGGTTCTATGAGTTTTCTGATATTCCTCAAGCTTTCCGAGATTACATCACTGCACGGGCTGCTCGCATTGCAGCAGGTCGTATGGTAAGTGACACTGACACTGTTCGTATTCTTCAAACTGATGAGCAGCTTATGCGTGCTTTGGCAGTTGAGTATGATACTAAACAGTCTGACTATAACGTGTTTAACTCTAGTGATCTAAGGAACCCCTACACCAGCTACAAACCGTTCCAAGCTCTAGCACGATAATGGCAGCAATTAACCAACGTATTCCCAACTTTTTGGGTGGTGTATCACAACAACCCGACTTTGTTAAATTTCCTGGACAACTTAGAACCTGTCATAATGCCTATCCTGATGTAACCTTTGGCCTGGTCAAGCGTCCTCCCGGTGAATACGTTGGTACGTTGGCTAATGCTGAGGAAGGCGGATACTGGTTTGAGATCGACAGAGACAAAGATAATAAATATATTGTCCAAATTACTGATACTCCTGAAATCAGGGTATGGGATTTGTCCGATGGAACTCAACAAACTGTTAATGTCGCTGCTGGTGTCAACCTTAATTATCTTGCTCGCAGCGTTGGTTCTACAAAACCTTATGGTGTCTTAACTATTAATGATTACACCTTCATTGCTAATCCTGATAAAACTGTTGCTGTTGACCGGACTACTGCAAGCTTTGGTAATTCCTACGGGTTTGTAACCCTTAACACTGTTACTTACAACAGTGAGTATGTGGTAGCTCTTGACAACCCTAACATTTCTTCTACTACTAAATACAGAGCATCAACAGTAAGTGTTGTTAAATCGGGCACTAGCAGCGCAACTTGGACTGACGAAGGCGGCGAAGCCTTGTATCAAGGTCAAGAGACCGTCGTTAGTAATACAGCCGGTAGTGTCGGTGTTGAAGTTACTGTCACAGTTGCTGGTACAATTTACGCTGATGGTACTAGTGGTGATTATGACAGTGCTTACTACGCTACTGTTGTCCTAGTAAACGGCGGTGATGATGTCACTAACGGGGCTAGTTTTACTGTTGCTGTTGAAGGTGTAAATTACACTGTTACGATTACAGGTGTTGTCGCCTACGCTTCATACATTGATGCTAATGCTGCCTACTATCGTACACCTGAAAACCAAAGTGAAGGTGAGCTAAACATTGACAGTGTTCTTGGCGAACTTGCAAGCGCAATTCAAGCTAAGTATCCCAATGTTTCAGCTACTCCAATAGGCTATGGTATCTACATTGTAGCCAATACAGGAAGTTTTAGTACAATCACCGTACGTGGTGGTGTGTCTAGCGATGCCTTGTATGGTTTTACAGATACTATTCAAAATGTTGCACGCCTTCCTGCTGAATGTAAGCACGGTTACAAAGTTAAAGTATCAAATACAGAAGCAACCGAAGACGATTACTACGTAGAGTTTATTGCTGACAACGCTGATAAAGGTAGTGGTTCTTGGGAAGAAACTGTAGCCGGTGGTATTGATGCAGGTTTTGACTATGCGACTATGCCTCATGCTCTGGTCAATAACCTTGACGGTACTTTCACTTTTACTACTCTTGATCCTACCAACGAGCCTGATAACTACTGGGTAGATCGTCAAGCTGGCGATGAAGACACAAACCCCATGCCGACTTTTGTCGGTCTAAACATTAGTGCTCTTTTCTTCTACCGTAATAGGCTTGGTATTATTGCTGATGAACAGGTTGTCATGGGACAGCCTGCTGATTATTTTAACTTCTTTATTACATCAGCTCTGAGTGCCAGTGACTCAGACCCTATTGACCTGGCTGCATCTGACACTAAGCCTGCCCTTCTTAATCACGCTATACCTGTACAAAAAGGTGTAATGCTGTTCAGTGAGAACGCACAGTTTATGCTGTTCACTGATTCAGAGCAGTTTGGTCCTAGCACAGCTCAGCTCAAGAAACTTTCTTCCTATGAATGTAGTAAGATTGTTCGTCCTGTGGACATGGGCACGTCTATGATGTTTATATCTAACACCTCCTCATTTACTAAAGCATTTGAGATTGGGGTTGGAAATGAAACAGACGTTCCGAGTGTTGTAGAACAGACTAGGGTTGTACCTGAGTTTATTCCTAAGGCTACTAACCAAGTTGCTAATTCTAGTCAAGACGGTGTTGTTACCTATTTTGAGAAGGGTTCAAAGAACCTGTATCATTATAAGTACTACAACGTGGGTAACAAGCGTGAGCAATCTGCTTGGTACACCTGGGAGCTAGCCGATGAAATTCAACATGCTTTCTACACTAGCGGTAACTTCTACGCTGTCACTCTACAGGGCACTGATTTTATCTTGTCTAAGCATGAGCTGATCACTGAATCAACTGCTAATAGAAGTTATATTCTTGGTGACGGTGATCCTGCTTCTCCGTTGACTGTTAGCCGACGGTTTGAAGCTACTCTGGATAACATGTTTATCCCACAAGCAGGTGATAAAAGTTTGTCTAACGGAAACACCACTATCACGCTACCGTACACTGTACAAACAGGTACTG